ATATTGATGATTCTATGGTTGATTCTGGTTTGTTTGGTCGCGCACTTTTATCAATCATTCCAGAGCTAAAATTTAACATTGATGAATACTCTATGTTTCATTCAAAGAAAAAGAATAAGCCTAAAATATCAGGTGATTTCTATGATTTTTATACATCTCAAAAATTTAATTTGTCTGCAATGTCAGCAGATAAAAAAGTTTTAAAACCTTCTGATAAAAGTTTAGAAATGATGGATGAATGGGCAAGAGAAACTGTTGCTCCGCTAATGGCTAAAGATGATGCAATGCAAAAAGTTTTAAGCCGGATTGGTAATTCAGCGGAACAACTTTACTGCATCATTTTAGGAATATGTCAGATTTACGATGCCTACAAAGGAAATAAAGTTAGAGAAGAAATTGCTGTTGAACCTATGCTTCCGCTTCTTGAATATTGGGCAGCAACAAAAGTTTACGCAATTGAAAACTATGTTGAAGCTTCTCTTGATCCTCTTGCTGATTCTGTTTTGGAGTTGTTAAAAAATATGATTGGTGGACTTCCTGCAATGCAAAGAAGCTCTGATATAAAAATTCTTAAAGAACATAACATGATCACAGCAAGTCAATTTTTTGCCAAGCTCAACATGAATAAAAAGCTATCTAGAAAGCTATCTGCTGATGGTGATAAGCGAAACGTAACGGTTAGAACAGAAGGAATTTTAAGGCTTTTAATTGCAAGCGGTTCTGTTGTTGAAAGAGAAATAGGAAGCAGACAGAAAAGATGTTTTGGGATTCCAAGGGATTGAATAGAAGTGTTATTTAAAAGTTATTTAAAAGTTATTTAAAAGTTATTTGTTTTTGTTGTTTTTTGTTGAAGTGTTATTTGAAAGTTATGCGTTTTTGCATAACGCTCTAGGGCAAGCAGAGCCTATGTATGAAGCGTATTTTGGCTACTGTTATTCTGTTATTCAATGCGCTCCAAAGGAAGGAATTATTTTGCGATCCCGACAGACGGAGCAAGCGGATCAGGACCAAATAAAATCAAATAACAAAATAACAATATACATATAACTATACTAAAGCCTTGCTACGCCTACTCTCCGGAGTTATTTAAAAGTTATTTAAAAGTTATTTGAAAACAGTTATTTTTTTAGTGCATTTTGCGCTCCTTGTTTCTACATTAAAGACTACGGACAAAGGATTATTCATCAGTGGTTGTTACAGAAATCTTTCCTACTATTTTTGCTTTAAGAATTGGAGAGGAATTTAATATAATTCCTAAAACCAAAAAGAATATGACAAGCAAAAATCATGAAGAACTCCGAGAAAAAATGGAGATGATGATTTGCTTTCAGCAAATGGCAATGGCTTGTTCTTTAGATGATTGCATGATTTCTTTTCATGGAATTAAATTTAATAAATTGCAGCTAGAAAAATTAAGCATCATTCATAAATCAACAAGGTCTTGGATTTTAGCGAACAACACAGCAACACTTCTAAATAAATTGCAGTCTCCGCTTATCTCCGGAAGAGATGCAAAAGATTTAACAGCAGCAATTGTTGAGCATCTTCAAGAGAAAGATACTTCCGGTCCTAATGGACAAAAGAAAAGTTCCGGCTTTAATGTTTTTATGTCTTCAGTTTCTAATGGTGAATCATGAAATTTTTTAAAAAATTATTTGATTACTTTATTAATTTTTTTAGAACTTGGCCCGTTGCAGATTTGCCAGACAAAAATAATTCAAGACAGATAGATTTATTTTCTGATGAAGAGGAGGAATCTTTTTAACACTTACATACAAGCATATTTCTATTAATATTATTTGGAGAATTTCATAATGATTATAAATCAAGGTTACGGAACAAAAGGAAAAGGAAAAGGAAAAGGAAAAGGAAAGCCAAAACTATATTGAAAAAAATAAAGTGAAAATAGACTATGAAATTTTGCTAATTAAATACATGGCAAATGTTATTCAATGTGAAGGTGAAAATTATTTAAACAAATCAGGAGAATCCTCAACCCCTTTTGAAAGTTGTATTGATTTTAATTCTCAAGAATCAAAAGAGTTAGTAAGAATTTCCAAGTTATCTTTTTTAATGGTTGATCATTGATGGAAAAAATAATAAAAAAATTTGTTGATTATGATCCTTGGACTAATATGAATGGAGTTAGACCAAAGAAGATAAAAACAACAGGAAAATTCCGTACTAGAAAAGAACTTATCAATGAGGTTTTAACACTACGGACAAAGGGTTTAACGTATAAGAGCATTGGAAAAGAATGTTTAGTTTCAGCGTATGTTGTAAGAAAAATTTTAATAAAAGGGATTGCTGATGATTCATCCAGACGAGTTGAAGGCGGAGGTAGCAATAAAAGCAACAAAGTTTTTGAATGAGCTACACAAAGAATTTTATAATGAAGGTCTTTTAAGTATTGGTTTTTGTTGGACACAAGAGAGAAATAAAAACGGAGTTCCGATAGTTGAGCGCACTGAATTAAATATGGAAGGAATAAATCATGGCAGTAAGTAAAAAACCAGCGAAAGGAAAAGCAAAAGTTAAGATAACTGCTGATGGTAAAAAAATTAGTTATGGTCAAGCAGGAAAAGCCAAAGATGGTAAAGCTAGAATCCAAACAGGAACAGCAAAGGGTGATGCTTATTGCGCTAGAAGTTTAGGAATAAAAAAGGGATTGAGTAAAGATAAACAGAATGATCCAAACACTCCTAATAACCTATCCAGAAAGGCTTGGAAGTGTTCCGGTGCAAAGTCTAAAAAGTAATGAACAAAGATGATTTCACTATTCAAAGATTGCATACAGTAAAGGATTGTTCTGATTATGATTCTAGTGGCAATCGTCTTGTTCTTTGTTATCGCGGAGAGCTTATACCTTTTCAGAATACAGGAATTTATTTATCAACTGGAACTAAAGAAGTTTTTGTTGTTGAGTTTGAAGTTGATGGACCAGCAGAAGGTTTAGAAATAAATGATTGGGGGTTTAATGTTTAACGCTAACAAATTTTATGAATATCTTTTCAATGCTTTTGATAATTATATTTCTGGTTTCTCTGGTGGGAACTTTTACTGATGCCGCTTCACGCCCAAAAGAAAGGGAAAGCCGGAGAAGAAGAGATGTGCAAATGGCTTCTCAAAAACTTATCAATTGATGTTGCAAGAAACATGAAACAGTCTAGAGGAAAGGGTTCCGATATTGTTCTAGAAGATTTTTTAATTGAAGTTAAACGAAGAGAAATTTTATCTTTGGATGTTTGGTGGCACCAAGTTGTTATTGCTCAAAAAACTTATGAAAAAGCTGAAGGATTAATTCCGATTGTTGCATACAGACAAAACAGAAAGCCTTGGATGTTTTTAATGCCAGCTAAATTAATTCATGGATGCGAATTAGGCTACGTTATAGCTACTGAAAAGGTTTTTATTCAGTTTGCTAGGAGTTTAATTAATGGGTGAAGTTATAGAACTTTTTGAAGACTATGAAGAAGATGTTGCTAACGAAATTCATCTAACAGAACCTCAAACACAATTGATGTTAACGGATGTAAAATTTCCTTTGTTCGTTGCTGGTTTTGGTTCTGGAAAATCTCAAGCAATGGTTGTGAATGCGCTAAATGATTTGTTTAATTTTAAAGGCGCGAATGTTGCGCTCTATGCTCCAACTTATGATCTATTAAAATTAATTGTGATGCAGTATGTAGAAGAAATTTTAACGAATGGAAATTTTGATTTTAAATTAAATTCCAGTGAGCATATTTTTTACGTTACCGGATACGGGAAAATAATTTGTAGAAGCATGGACAATGCCGGAAGGATTGTAGGTTACGAAACTTTTCGCGGTCATTGTGATGAGATGGATATTTTAGGAGAAGCAAAAGCTCGCATGGCATGGCAAAAAATTATTGCCAGAAACAGACAGAAAATTTATAAGTTAGATGAGTACGGAAGAAGAATTCCACAAATAGATTCTACTGGTGATTTTGTATTTTTAAATGGTAGACAACAATTCAAAACAGAGATGAACAAAGTGAGCGCATATACTACTCCTGAAGGCTTTGGGTTCGCTTATAAGCGTTGGGTGAAAGAGGATGATCCCAAAGGTCATTACAAAATGGTACGCGCTACAACTTACAGCAATGAACACAACTTGCCGGAAGATTATATTGAAACTTTGAGAGCAAGTTATCCTGCTGAATTAATTGATGCTTATCTTCTAGGAAAATTTGTAAATTTAACAAGCGGTCAAGTCTACAGAAGGTTTGATAGAATTTTAAATTCATCAAAAGAATCTGTAAAAAATAGTGAACATATTCATGTTGGAATGGATTTTAATATTGAGCATGGAGCAGCAGTGATTCACGTTCTAAGAAACGGAGATCAAGAAGCTCATGCAGTAGATGAAATTTTTGATAGCTATGATACCGATGACACAATAAGAATTTTAAACGAACGCTACCCAAATAATTTAATAACAATTTATCCGGATGCAACTGGAGTTAAACGCTCTAGTTCTAATGGTGCGCCAACTGCAACAGATATTTCTAAGCTAAGAATTGCTGGCTACAATATTGAAGTTGATTACAGCAATCCATTAATAAAAGATCGAGTGAATTGTGTTAACGCTAGAATTTTAAATGGTCTAGATGAAAGAAAATATTTCGTTGCAATTGATGCTTGCCCAAACACTGTTGAAACTCTTGAATCTCAAGCTTGGGATGGTAACGGAGTTCCGGATAAAAAATCAGGTCTTGATCACATTGGAGATGCGCTTGGATACTTTGTGGCAAAGGTATTTCCCATCGTTAGACAAAATGCAGGATTCATCAGAACTACTTCAAGGATAAGATAAAATGGCAATAACAAATAATGATAGAAATGTTCAATACACTAGAAATCTTTACAGTTGGAAATCTATTGATGATGCAATAACCGGAAGCAATGCTGTTAAGTTTGCGAATGAATTATATCTTCCAATGCCGCAAGGTTTTATTGATGATGATACTCCTGCAAGCGTTTCAGATACTCCTAGTGCTAGGACTACAGACTTAATAAAAAATAAAGAGATGATAACCATTGCTCCGCACTATCATTCAAACAGAGCTTACATGGGATACTTGCAGAGAGCGCGATTTCCAGAGATCACAATAAATACTTTGCGCGGATTGATTGGAATAGCGACTAGAAAAAAATCCAGTTGTGAACTTCCTTTGGCTATGGAATATATAAAAACTAAAGCAACTCGCAAAGGTCAAAGCTTGGATGAAGTTTTTGTTATGTGTCTCTCCGGAGTTTTGAAATTTGGAAAATGTACAATCGTTGTTGATGTTGATGAACTAAATAATTCTGTGCATTTTGTTATTCAAGAAGCTAGGCAATTTATAAATTGGTTGGAAGACCCAGATACAGATGAGACTACTATGGCAGTGTTTCAAGAGTCCGAAACTGTTTTAGTGAATGATGATAGTTTTGAAACTGAAGAGAAAGTTTCGTATACCGCTTACATCATAGGAGAAGACCCTGAAGACAATTCTATTTCTGATGCTGTTGTTGTTTGCAAGTATGAAGACAATTCAAAAATTGAAAAAATAGTTCCCAACTTGCAAGGAGTGCGTTTTGAAAAACTTCCGATAGTTACAATCGGTTCTTTAGAAAATGGAAATGATTGTGATCCTGCTCCGCTTAGTGGAGTTGCAGAAATCGCATATACAATTTATAGAAAAGATGCTGATCTAACTAACGCGCAGTATATGACTTGTAATCCTATGTTCTGCATAAGCGGAGCTACAGGAGCGGTCCCAACTGCATACGGTTCAACTGTTGCGCTAGTGTTAGAAAATCCTGCTGCAACTGCATTTTTTCCTGCAACAGATACTTCCGCTTTAAACCATGTAAAAAACGATATGGTTGAATTGAAAGAAGAAGCAAAAAGTTTTGGCGCAACTCTTTTAGGTCCGACCAATGGAGCAGCAGAGTCTACGGAGACAGTGAAAATAAGACAGGGAGCGCAAGGTGCAACACTTGTTGGAGTTGTTCAAAATGTTATGAAAGGAATTGAAGACGCACTAAAAATTGCTGCTCAAATTAGCGGAATAAATCCTGATGATGTTTATTATTCTGTTCCTACAGATTTTTCTGAATTGTCTTTGTCTCCGCAAATGTTGACTGCTCTTGTTGGTGCATGGCAAGCAGGAATTTATAGCAAAGAAAGTTTAATCAATATGATGATTGAAAGCGGATTTGCTAAAGGAGATGTTGAAGCAGAAATGACTAGAATTTTTAATGAAGAACCAGAGTATGCCGGAGATGATATTTAATGCCTTTGCAAAGCATTGAAGAAGAGTATGTAAATCGACAGCTAACTTTAGTTAGAGGGGCTGAAGGAGAAGCTTTAGAAATGGCTTCTGTTTTAGATTCTTTTTATGAAAATATTTATATAGAAATTTCTAGAAAATATCCTGATGATCAAATCATGACAACAGCGATTGCAAAAGAGATAAATAAATTCATCAGAGAAGAGTTAAAAACTTTCTATAAAATCTATTGGCCCAAAGCATTAAAAGATTTGCAAAAAGAAGTTGTTGTGAAAGAAATAATATGGAATGAGTCTACTATAGAAGCGTTTGCGTATGGTGACTCTGTTGACTAAGTTTTATAAAGATGACTTTGAAAGCACTCCTTTTTTTAGAGGCTCTTCTACAAAAGAAGTTCGCTCTGGAGTATGGCTTAGTGAATCTGAAAGGTATGCTAAAAAATACGCAACAGGAAAATTTTCAAAGGATGGAAAAAGTGGAGGAGGAGGAAAAAGATCATCCGGAACTGCAAACGTAAAAAAATATTTCATACCAAAAAAAGGAATGGTTGATTTTTCAAAAGATAAAGAATTGCAGAAAGATTATTTTGAAAAAGTTTTTATGAAAGATTTTGTTGAAAAAGGAAAACTAAAAAGAATTTTGGAGCAGTTTGATTTTTGGTCCAATAAAACAACTTCAAAAGAAAGAAAAAAAGTTTGGGGAAAAGATTTTAAAAACAAAAAAGAATTTCAAGAAGCTATTATAAAAACACAATTTAAAGAGTTGTTTTTAAACGGTCATCCAAGCTATATCGAAGAAGATGTAGTTATTAAATATTTAGACAAGAATAAAAAAGGTTGGTCTTCCGTAAAGTTCTATGAAGGAGATGCTTCAAAAAATGATTTAAAAGGAAATGTTTCTGTAAGAACAAGCGGAAGAGGGGTAGCAAAATCTGCTCTTGTTTTAGAAGACTCTAAACCATTAATAGAGCTTACAGTAGCGACTATTTCTAATTTTGATGATCTTGTTTATCAAGGCGCAACATTTAAACAACACATATCAAAAGCTTTTCCAAATCAAAGCAAAAAAGTTTTAACTTCTTTGAGGGGTTCCGTTAAATCTGGAGAGTCTATTGCTGATGCAACAAGAGTTTTGAAAAAAGTTTTAGGAAGAAGCGGAAGAGATGTAAAAACAATTACTAGAAGTTACATAATGGCAAACTCTGCTGAAGCAAAAAAATCTGTTTATAGTTTGGCTCCAGAAATAATAGGTTCTTTAATTTGGACTGCAACTTTAGACGCTAGAACAACTCCTAATATTTGCGGAGTTAGAGATGGTTTAAAATATGATGAAAAAACTTTAGAGCCTATAGGTCATAGTAATCCTTGGAGTGGAGGTCCATCCGTTATTCACTGGAATTGTCGGTCAACTTCTTATCCGGAAATATTGGGAGTGACTTCAAAAATGAATAGACCGGAAGTTGGTTCCGGTCCTAAATACAAAGCCGGAGACAATAAAAACTC